GCGATCGGTTCTATCATGTCCGGGTCAGGGCCGAGTCTGCCGAATTCTTGACCATGATCGACACTGCCCGGCTGGTGCAAGGTGAGGCGATAGCCCGTCACGCGCTCTGGCTCCGGGATAATCTCCGGGTCGAGAAACAGGGCCGCTTTCTCATTAAGTCCCCCGATCGGGAATTCTATCGCGGGCTGGCCACTCGTTCGGGCATCCGGTCTGCCGTGCTTCAGTGGTTCGTGGGGTATCTAAAGGCCCCGGGCAGGATTGACAGCCGGGGCGATCTCGGGGTCCGGGTCCACGATGGCCGGCTTTACGTCATGTCCCCCACGGTTCTGGACGCCTGGGCGATCTACGTGACAAACGAACCCGTTCCCCCCACGGGCAAGCTTGCCCAGGCCATCAGTGAGCTGTCGACGGGCCGGAAGCACCTCACGAAGCCCGGCGGAAAGACGGCGAAGTATCGGGCAATCGACACCGATCACATATTCGCCTGGGTCGGCCAGACCGAATTCGCGACCCGCGAAGAGATCGACCACGCGCTGAGCATCGACACCGAAACCCGGATCCGGGCCACGATCGGGATCCCGGGCATGTAGGGAAAGACCCTACCGAAAAAAGTTCGGGACGAAAAATAGCTAGACGGGACGGCCAGGAAAACATAGATTCACCGAACCCCGGAAGGCTCCGGGGGGCCGGGTCGGGGCGGCCCCCGAAAGGTGCCCCGGTTCGATCGCCCTAGACCAGGCGATTAAGGGGCAACGGTTTACGGTCTTCGCCGTTGCCTCGATTGCAGGGCTATTTCAAAGGGGAGAATGCGACCCGCCAGGCCGTGACCCCGGTTCGATCCCGGGGCCCTGCTCCCATTCACAGACCATCAGCGAAAAGGATTTCGATCATGTCAGGCAAGAATTCCCAGGCCCTGTTCAAGGACGGTTACGGGGCTTCGTCAACGGCCATCGTGGGCAACGTGCCCCCGGAGAAAATCCTGATCGTGGGCGTTGACGTGCCCCTTTCGGAAGTGCTCCAGGACCTGTGGGACGAAGCCCGGCTGATCTGGAGTCAGGCGAATCCGATCGATCCCCAGAAGATCCTCGCCACGATCAACCTGGGCGGCCATCTGCCGGCTGTCGAAGTGGTCAAGCGCGGGGGCCTGGTCTATTGCGTCGAAGGCCGAAGACGGGTCCTGGGGGCACGGGCTGCCAACCAGCTCCTGATCAAGGGCGGGGCCCTGCCGGAAGAATTGATCGAGCTGACCGTTATCCCGTCCGCGAAGGGGGGCGATCTCGAAATCTGTGTCAGGGTCGGTAACGCCGGCAGGCTTGACGATCCGCCCTACGTCAGCGCGAAGAACGCTCAGCGCCTTCGTTCCAGGGGTCGTGACAATGCGGCCATTTGCACGGCCCTGAGCGTGACCCCGGTCACGGTCCAGAATTACTTCCTATACCTCGACGTGGATCCGGCCATCCGTGCCCTGGTCGAAGATCCCACGCTGCCGAAGGATCAACGCCTGCCCTTCGTTCTGGTGGTCGAGCTGGGCAAGCTTTGCAACCCCGACGATCCCGAAGACACGCGGGGCCCGGAGCAATACGCCAGGCAGAATCAAGCGCTGGCGTACCTTCGCGCGACGGGGGCGAGACTCTCGGGAGAGAGGGGCAGAGAGAACGCGAAGGCCGTGGTTCGGGCCATGATGGCTGGGCAGGATCTGAGCGCTGCCACGGTCCCTACCGACGAATCGACGGACCAGGACGATCCGATCCTGCTCCAGGTTCCCGTCGGGACTCCGGGGATCGAGGGGCTCACCGAAACCCCGGCCCAGCCCGCGATCCGGCAGCGCGGGGGCGCTACGGGCCAGCGCAACCCTGCCACGCCCCCGAGTGGCCCCGCCATGAATACGGGCTGGAAGATGTCCCCCGGGGCCCAGCGCGAGGTTCTGGCGCGGCTGGAACCCACGGCCGGAAAGCCGCTGACCGATGAAGCCGATCAGGTCGCATTCGCGATCATGGCCGTGATCACGGGGCAGGACCCCGAAGGGCTGGGGCTCAAAAAGTGGCCCTATGTCCTGGCAGCGTTCAAGGGTGTTCTGCGATCCCCCGTGATCGACCCGTCGAAGTGCCAGAACCCGACCTGTGATCGGGGCGTCGACACGAAGCGCAAGGACACTTGCAAGAAATGCGAGGGCACGGGCAAAGCCCCGAAGGCTGCCACGGCTGCCACGAAGGGGAAGAAGTGAAATTCTATCTTCGTGACGCGAATCGGGTCCTGTGCTTCTTCGGGCTGGTTATGGTCGCCTGGACTGGCGACGATGACGACCTGACCAGGATCGAAATCACTACGATCGCGGCATGGTCCCGGCGGGTCAAGGCCCCGAAGTGATCGGCTGGATCGTTCTGGGGTATTGGGGCGGGTCTCTGCTCCTGGCCATTGCCGGGGCATTCAATGACAGGACCGAATCCTTCGGGCCTGGGTGACGAACAGGGAGAGTTAGAGCCATGGGCAAGATCACGCATTTGGTTTTCACGGATCTGGAAACGACGGCCGTGAAGGGGCCGAACACGACCGAAGATCAGATCATCGAAGTGGCCGCCGTCAAGGTCTGCCTGGCCGATCGCCTGGTCGTGGACGAATTCACGACCTTGATCCAGCCGAAGGCCAACGGGGCGCAAACGGAGATCGTTCCCTCCCGTGACGGGGGATCGTGGGATACCGTCTGGCAGCTGGGGAAGTATCACCTGGACGCCGGCCACTTCAGCGACGTGAGCCCCGAAGAGTGGCTGGCAGGGATGACGCTGGAAGCGGCCCTTACCCGGCTGGCTTTCGAGTTCTTTCCCGGGGCCACGTTCGCCGGGAACAATGTCCCTTTCGACGTGAGGCACTATCGCCGGGACTTTGCCGCGCTTGGCATGGCGTGGCCGAAGACGGACTATCACGTGATCGATCTCGCCAGCCCGGCCATCTTCCTGGCCATGACCGAAGAGATCGAGGGCGTCAGCCTTCGCCACTCGGCGGCCTGGGCGGGTCGGCCCCCTCAGAAGCATCGGGCCCTGTCGGATTGCCACGATGCGATCGCGGCATTCTGGGCCATGTTCGATTTCTACACTCTGGGGATGCATCCGAAAGACAAGGGGGAACCCATGGTCTTCGACCTGCAACGCACGCTGACGCCGGCTGACGCGCTGCCCCCGGTCCTTACCCCGCGGCAGGACTCGGCCCCGGATACCACGCGCAAGCCCCGCCCGGAGCCCCGGCAGTGAACCCGGAGAAGCCCACGGCAGCGGCCCCGGCCCCGTCCGACCACTCGATCCGGCCCCGCAAGTCCCGCTATGGCCGGGCCCCGTTCTCGCACAATCGGCCCCACGTCAAGCGGGACCGTAATCAAGTGGCCAGGGAAAAGGGTCTGGCCGCGATACGGAAACGGGGCGGCCTGTGAACGAGTCCTGTCCGAAGTGCTTCTGGCCCAGTGGACATCATCCCCAGTGCTGGAAATGGCGCTGGCGTGAGAGACTCTGGGCCTGGGCCGTCGTGATCGGGATCGTCCTGTTCCTTTACGTCGTTCTCTTCGGGGCCGTGAAGGTGATTCAATTCGCCGGGGGCTGACATGGGCAGAGCAAACGCCGTTCAGATCAGGGCCTGTCCACGTGCCTGGGCCGGGGGGCCTTCGGCGCTTCTGGAAGCCGCGATCAAGGCAGTGGAAAAGAGCCAGTCTGACTGCCCCCATGCCCTGACCGATCGCGCAACGGGGCAGGCCACGCGAACGACCCCGACCCTGAAAAAGGGGGAAGCGATCGTCTGGTGTCTCAATTGCTCGAAACTTCTGGATCACGAATTCGCGGCAGGGGGCTGACATGAATATCGATCTTCGACGCATATCGCTGGCCGTGCTTCGATTCGTGATCCGGGTCTGCTCCCGTGCTCTGGGGTTCAAGTGACGGGCAGGACCTACGATCTGGATTCGGTCCAGGTCACGTTCAAGGGGATTCCGCTGAATCCGCTCGTTAACTACAGCTGGACATCGGCCCTTGACGATCGAGTCAGTCACCCTCCGCTGAGCATGAATTGCCGTTGCGTGGCGATCCCCATGCCCCGGCCGAAGACACGCTGGCGTTCACGCCCTCACGGGGCCTGGGCCGTTTGGCGTGCGAGCAAGGCAGGACGGGCCTGGGCGAAAACCCGGGAGGTTAAATTCACCTGGCGCCACTGTTAACCCATGGCCGCCCATACGTGGGAGCTTGAACGGGACCTGACCCAGGCCCGTCTTCGCAAGGACCCGGAAGGCATGGCCCGAATCGAGTCAGCGATCCGAGAGTTCAGGGCGTCCTGCTCCCACGTTGAAAGCCCCGAAGTTCGGGATCGCTGTTACAAATGCGGCGAGAGTGTCGGGGCAGCTAGGAAGGCAGGGTAATGCTGGAGCTTTTCAAGGTGGCATTTCAGGCCGCGCTATCTGCCTTGCTGGTCGGGTTAGTGGCCTGGGGTCTGGAAGAAGCAAAACGCGCTCTGGCAAAGCATCGGGGGGAATAGTGTCTCAGCTCTGCCACGGATGCGCGCGGGTCGAATTGAACGGGGGCTGTCTATCCCCTTGCACGCATTGCGGCCAGTGGGGCCTTTATTGTTCGGCGTGCTCTTCTAGGTATGATGCCGGGTCGTGTTCGCTTACTATCACGCGCTGTATGGCAAAGCCTGCTGAGCGAGTCAAGCGCGGCCCCCCGGGGGCGTGGTCAGCCTCTCAGATTGACACCTTCGATCTGTGCCCTCGCAAATGGGGCTTAAATAAACTAGACGGCATTCCCGGGAAACCGAACGCATACGCCGAATTCGGACTGGATACCCACGGGCAGCTGGAAGGATACCTGAAAGACGGGACGCCATTCGACCTGACCACGGGGGCGGGGGATTGCGCGATGGCCGGGCTTCACTACCTCCCGAACCCGGGAACCCCTGGAATGGTGGTCGAAGGGGACTTTGTTCTGGATGCCTGGGGCCACCAGATCTATGGTCTGAAAGACGTTCAGATCCTTGATCGAGTGATTCCCGCCGATGACGGGATCGACGGTATGGCCGGGCAGTGCGTGCCACTTGTGATCGACCATAAGACCACTGGCGATCTGAAATGGGCGAAGACGCCGGCTGAGCTGATATCGAATATCCAGGCCGCGATCTATGCGGCTGACGCCATGGTGAAAGCCGGCGTCAATGCCGTGGACTTGCTCTGGATCTATTACAAGCGGCCCCCACGGCCGAAGGCGTTACCCGTCAGGGTCAGAGTGACTCGGGAGGATATCGCCCCGATACTCTATCGTATTCGCAAGCTGGCCGATGAAATGGCCGCGATCAAAGCATCAGGGGTAAAGGGTCTGGACCTTCCCCCGAATCCGTCAGCGTGCGGGGCCTTCGGGGGCTGTCCGTACGTGAACCACTGCAACCTGAGCCCCCAGCAAATGGTGATTTCCGTCATGTCGAATCAAACGCCCCAGCAGAACGTGGACGCCGCGAAGCAAAGCTTTCTGGACAAAATCCGGCAGGCCCAGGGCCAGGGCCAAGCGCCCCAGGGCCCCCCGCCCGGAGCGATCAACCCGCCCCCGAATCAAGGGCAGCCGCCCCCCGGGCAGCCCCCGCCGAACTACGGGCAGCCGCCCCCGGGTTACGGCCAGCCCCCGGCGCAACAGGGGCCGCCCCCGGGCTATGGGCAGCCCCCGCCGAACTACGGGCAGCCGCCCCCGGGACAGGCCCCGTGGCAGCCTCAGCCGGCGTTCACGCAAATGAGCCCCCCGCCCCAGGCCGCCCCGGCCCCGGCCCCGGCCCCCGCTCAGGCCCCCTTCCCCGACCCGGCGATCGTCGCCCAGGCCCAGACCACGCATCCGAACTGGGTTCCCGGCCAGCCGTGGTACAATGGCCAGGGCTACGTCAACCCGGATCAGCCGGGGTATCCCCCGGTCTTCGCGCCCCCGGCGGGTCAGGCCCCGATGCCCCCGGCCGTGGACTCGCCCCCGGCCGGGAAACGTGGCCCCGGCAGGCCGAAGAAAGACGGGACCACGGGCGAAGATGACGACGCCCAGGACCTGGCCCAGAAGGCGTTCGCGAAGTTCGCCGAAGGGTGCAAGCTTCTGGGCCAGGCCGTGGCCAAGGGGCTCTGGGACTGACCATGTTCGCCCCTGCTCCCGGCGTCGTTAGGGCCGTTCAGCACACGAGAGAACTACAGCGGATCGTCAATCTTCCCCGACGTATCTGGGACGATCAAGATTCGGCGCGGTTTACTCTGGAGCTGACGGCAGCGTTAAAGCGCCCCCAGGGCACGATGACGCTGAGGGCCATTCAGGCCGCTGCCCTATTCGACGCCGGGACCGTGGGGGGACTAGTCGGCCCGATCGGTGTCGGGGAAGGCAAGACCCTAATCAGTGGCCTTGCCCCGTTCGTGATGAAATCCAGGCGTCCCCTTCTTCTTACGAAGGCTGCCCTGGTGGATAAGACGAAGCGCGAATTTCGGGAGCTGGCGAACCACTGGCCGATCCCGAATTTTATTCGGATCATGTCCTACGAAAGCCTGGGCAGGGCAGGGCATAAAGACGATCTCTCGACCTTCGGGCCTGACTTGATCGTGTGCGATGAAGCGCACAGACTAAAGAACCCGAAGGCAGCCGTTACAAAGCGTGTCGCGCGGTATATCGCCGAAGCCCCCTGGACTCGATTCGTGGCCATCAGCGGGACCTTTACGAAGCGTTCCCTGTGGGATTACGCCCATCTGGTGAAGTGGGCTCTGGGTGCCACTCACGCCCCGATCCCCGATCACTTTTCCGAGATTCAGGACTGGGCTGAGGTACTAGACGAAAAGACCCTTTCCCAGAAGCCGGCAGATAAACCGATCATGATCGGGGCCCTTTCGGTGTTCTGTTCACCTCAGGAGAGGGCCGAGAAAGACACGCGATCGGCAGCCCGGAAAGGGTTCCAGCGCCGCTTCGTGGAAACCCCAGGCGTGGTCGCATCGGTCGAAGGGATGCTGGGCTGTTCGCTAACAATCCAGGCCCTGGAAGTGGGCGTTACTCCGAAGCTAGACGAAGCGTTCCAGGTTCTGCGAACCTACGAAACGCCTGACGGATGGCCGATAGCTGACCCGATGACGCTCTGGCGTCATGCTCGGGAGCTTGCTCTGGGGTTCTATTACAAGTGGGATCCACGCCCCCCGGATGACTGGCTGTCAGCCCGAAAAGAGTGGGCGGCCCTATGCCGGGAGATCCTAACGCACAATCGGCGCAACCTCGATTCTGAATTGCAGGTCGTCAACGCGACGGACCAGGGGCACTATCCGGCAGCCAAGGGGGCTCTGGATGCCTGGCGACGGGTAAAGCCGATCTTCGTCCCGAATACCGTTCCCGTCTGGATCGATGATTCCGTGATCGACGCTGCCGCGCGCTGGGGCATGGCGGGGCCGGGTATCATCTGGACCGAACACGTGGCCTTCGCAGAAAGGCTGGCCTGGAAAAGTAATTTAGTATATTATGGCCGCAAGGGCTTAGACAAGCTGGGCCGAGACATCGAAGGGCACAGCCCCGAAGAAGCCCTGATCGCCAGTGTCAATTCCGTGGGAGAGGGCCGAAACCTTCAGGCATGGTCCCGGAACTTGATCATTTCCTGCCCTACGTCGGGAATCCAAACGGAACAGCTTTACGGTCGCACGCATCGGCGCGGTCAGCTAGAAGATGAAGTATCGATCGAAATCGTCCTGACGGCGCTTGAACACGTCCTGGCATTCGAGCAAGCCAGAAGGGATGCCCGATACGAAGAAGAGATCACGGGGCAGCCCCAGCGCTTGAATTTTGCAGACATCGTATTTCCAACCCTGGCAGAGATTCTGGATACCCGATCCGGATCGCGCTGGGTGAAACCACAGTGAGAGGATCGAAGGTATGAATCAGCCGCCGAACATTTTCCAGGGACTCGGATCCGCCCCCACTTTCGAGCGGGGGCAGTATATGAACCCCGGGATCTACGATGTCCAGATCGGCAGAGTGATCGCGAAGAACACTCAGCAGAGCGGTCTGGCCACGATCGCGGAATTCGACATTCTGCGATCGACGCCCCGGCCCCAGCAAGACCCGAAGAACATGGGGCGCACGTGGGAGCCCACGCCCTCTGGCATCCAGGGGACTTACTTCCAGAGCATGGTCGATCGCAACGTGGCCAACCCGGCGATCAAATCGATGGTCCGGGCGATTCTCGGTCTTCGGCAGGGTGACCCGCTCTGCCAGGAGCTGGACGCCATGATCCCGGGGCACAATCCCCAGGGCCTGACCGTGATCGAAAATCTCATGATGCAAGCGATCGGGGAACAGAACGTCTTCGCCGGGCTTCTCGTTCACCTCGAATGCATCATGATCCTGACGAAGAAGAAAGAAGACTTCACCGTCTACAATTTCAGCCCGCTCGATTTCCACGGGTTGAATATGGCCCCTCCCGACGCTGCCGGCTTCATTGCCAGGGCCCGTGTCATTGCCCCGCCCCCGGGTTACGGGCAGCCCCCGCCGAACTACGGCCAGCCGCCGAACCCTGCCTGGGGCCCCCCGCAAGCCTCTCCGGGTTATGGGCAGGCTCAGCCGCATTACGGCCAGCCCCCCGGGGCCCCGCCTGGCTGGCAGCCGGCCCCGCAAGGCCCCCCGCCGGGCTATGGGCAGCCCCCGCCGAACTACGGTCCCCCGCCTGCCTGGGGTCCTGGTCCTGCCGCCCCCGGGCAGCCCCCGCCCGGGAACAACTGGGGCCCTGCCCCGCAAGCTGCCCCGCCCCAGGCGGGTTGGCCCCCGCCCCCGAACGGCTGGCAGCCCGGCCGATAGGCCACGACCATGATCCCCCTGGCACTAGACACCGAAACGCGATTGATCACGCCTGAAGTTCAGGCCCCCGATCTCGCGTGCGTCGCTGTTCAATGCCGGGGGGCGGGTCGGCTTTTCCACCACTCGGAAGCATTCGAGATCGTCTGGGAGATCCTACACGATCCCGAGATCCTGATCGTCGGTCATTCGATCGCGTTTGATATGGTCGTTCTCGCCGCGAATTTCCCGGCGTTACTGCCGGCCATTTTCGCGGCGTACAATGCCAATCGGATCACAGATACAGAGATCAGGGAAAAGCTACTAGACGTCGCCCGGGGCCGATACCGTGGCTTCGACGTGATCCACGGGGTCACGGTCAAGCTGAATTACGGCCTGGGCCCGATGTCTTCGCGAATGCTCGATCGCACCCTGGACAAGGATACCTGGCGGCTTCGGTACGGTGAGCTGATACCCTATCCCCTGGCCCAGTGGCCCGAAGGGGCCCGGGTCTATCCTCTGGAAGATGTCCGGGCGACGGACGATATTTTCCAGATCCAGGAATCTCCCGAACTGGCACCCTTCCTGGTGGACCAGTTCCGGCAGGCCAGGGCAGCGTTCTGGATCCGCCTCATGTCGTGCTGGGGTATTCACACAGACGCGCAAGGGGTCTGGGAGCTGGCCGAAAAGACACAGCAAGAATACGAATCGATCGCGATCGATCTTCGGGCCGTGGGGCTCCTGAAAGAGGATCGCCGGGTCAAGAGACGCTCAGGGCTGATCGAAATAGAGAAAGGCTCCCGGAACACGAAGATCGCCGGGCAGCGCTTGATCGCGGCTTACATGGCCCAGGGCAAGGATTACCCCAGGACCGAATCCGGTAAAGCACCCTGCCTGGACGAAAGGGCCTGTATTGACTCGGGGGACGAAACCCTGATCAAATATGCGAACTTCGCAAGCCTGGGCGCTGTCCTTGCGAAAGATATCCCGCTTCTGGAACGTGGCCTGATCCACGCGATACATTCTCGTTTCGAGTCACTCCTGGAAACGGGCCGAACTAGTTCAAGCGATCCGAACATTCAGAACCCGAAACGCAAGGGCGGGATCCGTGAATGCTTCATCCCCCGGCCCGGGACCGTGTTCGTGGCTTGCGACTACTCGGGGGCTGAGCTTTGCACCCTTGGCCAGGCGTGTCTCACCCTGCTAGGCCGATCGGCCCTGGCTGACGCCATGAATGCTGGCCGCGATCCTCACCTGATGATCGCTTCCCAGATCGTGCGTGCCCCCTATGAAGTCCTGAAAAGGATTCTCGAATCCCAGACTTCGGAGCTGTGGGAAGGTCGCGCGTTCACTTATGAGCAAGTGGACGATCTACGGCAGACGGGGAAGGTGGCAAACTTCGGATTTCCCGGGGGACTCGGCGCGGCTGCCCTGGTGGCCTTCGCCCTTGGCAACTACGGGGTACGGCTGACCATAGAACAGGCCCGGGACCTTAAACGGACCTGGCTGGCCACGTGGCCCGAAATGGCCGATTATTTCCGGTTCATAGATTGGCAGGTTAAACAGCCGTTCCCGATCATAGAACAGCTGTTCTCTGGTCGATTCCGCGGGGGCGTGACTTACACCGAAGCCTGTAACACCCTATTCCAGGGGTTGGCCGCCGATATGGCCAAGGACGCCGGCTGGCTCATTTGCCAGGGCTGTTATCTCGACCAGAGTTCGCCCCTGTTCGGCTGCCGGATCGTCAATTTCGTTCACGATGAATTTATCATCGAAGCCCCCGAACATAGGGCCCACGAAGCCGGGGCCGAACTCTCCCGGCTTATGATCCTCGCGTCTCGGAATTGGCTGCCGCAAGTCAAGATCGTGGCTAAGCCCGTCGCCATGCGTCGCTGGTCGAAAAAGGCTAAACAAGTCTGGGAAGGGGATAGGCTGGTCCCGTGGGGCTGATCGGATTCATAGACCCGGGAGGGCAGACCGGCTGGGCAATAGGCTGGAACGGGGTCCTGATGGGCTGTGGCCTTATGCACGTTTACCCGGACAAGCCCCTGGACCTGGGCCCGTCCGAAGGAATCCGAGGGGCAGGCGTGAAGGTCTGGATCGAGGATCCCGAATACCGAAGAGAACAGAACCGGGTTGATCCGAATGACCTGGGGGCCCTATGGCGCAAGGTCGGAAGGATCCAGGAACGGTGTCTGTCTCTCGGCTTCAAAGTGACCCTGGTCAGGCCATCGGGCTGGAAGGGGTCGTTACCGAAGACGATTCATCACGATCGCATCCGGAAGGAACTGAGCCCCACGGAAAAGCACGTGATCGAAATGGGCGTCAGAGGAGTGGCCGAAGGCCAGCGCCACAACGTCTGGGACGCCGTTTGTGGATACGTCTGGGCAGCGAAGAAAGAACTGGAGCGGATACGATGAAACTCGATCAATGGGTAGCACGGGAGCAGACGAAAGGGCCCCGGTCTAAAAAGGCCGTGATCAAGGATCTGGCCGAGAGATCGCAGATATCCACCCAGACGCTGGAAGCCGTGGCTGGTGGTATGCGGCTGGGGCGCTACGGTATCGCCAGGGCCGTTTCGGCTGCCACGGGCTGGGAAGTGTCTATCCCGGAGCTGTGCGAAGAGAACCCGGCAGAGACGCTGACTCGATTCTGCCAGGCCGCCCAGGTGACCCCGTGACGATCCCTAGCGTGTCAATGGTCCAGGCAGAGCTGGGCCCCGAACGAACGGCCACGGAACAGGCCCTGGCGTGGCTCCGGGATACATTCCAGATCGTGGGGGATGAATCGCTGAACCAGGCCGCTGCCATGCTAGGAGCAGGCAAAGCCCGGTACAAGGAACTGGAAGCAAAGCGCCAGGAGCTGACTCGGCCCCTTCTGGCCGTCAAGGCAGGCATTGACGACCTTTTCAAGCCCGTGACGTCTTCGCTACTCCTGGCCGAAGCTCTGCTGAAGGGCAAGATCGGGGCGTACCATACCGCGAAGGAAGCCGAACGCCGGGCAGTAATGCAAGCGTCAGCGGCCGAGTATCAGGCAGGGGGCACGCCCACGGCCATTATTCCCGAACCTGCCCAGGTCCAGGGGATCGCCGTTCGGATGGTCTGGGATTTCGAGATCACGGATCCCGCCGAAGTGGAGATCGGTTTCTGTTCCCCCGACCCGTCGAAGATTCGAGACTGGCTGAAACGCATTGATCGGGATCCGCCTGCCGCACTGCCCGGGATCCGATTCTTCCAGCGCGAGCAAGTGATCGCCCGGGGGCTGAAGTGAAACCCGCAAAGTCCCGACGTCTGCCTGAGAGGGCCCGTCGATCGATTGCCAAGGGCTGCAAAGCTTGCGGCCATGCCAGGGCGCACCATTTCAGGGATCGTGGTAAGTACAGGGGCAAGGACGGCCCGAAATACTGCCACGCTCAAAAGGCAGATCTGACCGTCTGCCAGTGCCAGGTGATCAAGTGACAAGCGCGATCCAGCTTTCGCATAAATCCGTGGAACACTACGGGCCTGACTATATCGGGCCGATGGTTAGGGCCGTGTTCGGGGGGCCTATCAATCTCGACCCGGCGTCATGCGATCAAGCGAACCAGCTGATCGGGGCGGAAAGATACTACACGGCAGCGGATAACGGCCTGGCCCTCCCGTGGCACGGGACCGTTTACCTGAACCCGCCCGGGGGCCGAGTGGTCGATCCGCTTTACGGTGAGGTAAACCAGGCTGCCCTCTGGTTCGCTACTCTGGCTCACCGTTACGATCGCGGCCTGGTCTCTCAGGCCATTTTCATGATCTTCAATTTCGAGCTTTTCAGGTACGCTCAAAACTGGAAGGTTCGGCAGCCGCTCGATTTCCCGATCTCGATTCCGAAACGAAGGATCGATTTCTGGAAGCCAGGCCCGAATGGCCGACCCGTGCCCCAGGGGTCTCCTGGTCACCCTAACGGAGTGATCTACATGGGCCCGAACGTGGACCAGTTCCGGGCCGTCTTCGACCCGCCGGAAGAACCCGGGGGCCGTGGTCGATGGCCCGGGGGGCAGAGCTTCAACGTTCCACCATTCTGAGCGAAAGGGAGTCCACGTGATTCAGTGTCGTTGTGTTCGTAAAGGCTGCAAACGGATCCACGTCTGTGATCAATGCCTGCCCCTGGTGATCATCGAATCGCCCCTGGCGGGGGACGTGGCAGCGAATCAAGCGTATGCCCGGGAGTGTCTCCTGGACTCCCTTCGACGTCGCGAAGCACCTCTGGCCAGTCACTTGCTTTATACCCAGGTCCTGGATGATACGATGCCAGCGGCCAGACATCTGGGGATCGAAGCCGGGCTGGCGTGGGGGCAGGCCGCCGATCTGACTGCCGTCTACACGGACCTGGGTATCAGCCCGGGTATGCGGCAGGGGATCGAACGAGCGAAGGCCGAAGAAAGAAAGATCGTCTATCGTGCGATCCGAGAAGCCCCGAAGCACTGGCAAGACACGGACAAGGATTGACCGATGTCTGATCTTCTTCGTGCCAGGGTTGAAACGGATCGGCGCATTGTCGAGATCGGGACGCTATACGACTATTTCAAAATGGTCTGGCCGATGATCGATCCGGCCCCGCTTACCCCGAACTGGCATCTAGAAGAGAAGTGCAATCACCTGGAAGCCGTGTCAGACGGCAGGATCCGGAAGCTCATTATTAACGAGCCCCCGGGGTCTGGGAAATCGAACACGGTTAACGTCATCTGGAACAGCTGGGAGTGGATCAAACGCCCCAGGACTAAATTCCTTTTCGCCAGCTTCGATGCATCCCTGGTAGGGACTCGGGACGGTGGAAAGGTGATAAAACTGTTGCAGTCAGACTGGTTTCGATTGCGCTGGGGAAACATGCTTGAACCCGGGAAACCGGCAGCGGCCATGTTTGAAACCACGGCCGGGGGCTTTCGGTTCGCTACTTCCCCCGGGGGCCGTGGGACGGGCAGACACGCTGATATCAGGGTCGTGGACGATCCGAGCAAGCCTAAAGACGTGATCGGCGGGGGCACCTTGACCCGTTCTGCCTTGCGTCTGGTTTCCGAGTGGGCAGCCGGGACGCTATCCAGCCGGGCCACGGACCTGAGAACGGTTCGCGACGTCCTTATCATGCAACGGTTACACGAAGACGATCTGGCGGGGGAAATGCTCCTGAAGGGGGGCTGGGTACACCTATGCTTCCCCATGTTATTCGACCCGTCGCTGGCCTGCCGAACTGAGTTCGGGGGCGATCGGCGCACCCTGCCAGGTGAACTCCTATTCCCTAAGCGCGTCCCCCTGGAAGTGGTGAACGATCTTCGGGATAACCAGATGGGCCCCGATGTATTCGAGGCACAATGCCAACAGCGACCCGTCCGAAAGGGCGGGGGCGTGTTTCGCCGTGAGTGGTGGAATTTCTGGCACTACGGGGAAAACGTCCCGGAGCCCTGCCTGTGCGATCAATGTTTCAAGCTGAAACGCACGATCCCGGGCTGCCCTAACTACGTCCCGAAGTTCTGCCGGCCACTGCCGGCCACTGGCCACGAAATCCAGTCCTGGGATTGCGCGTTCAAGAAATCGGAAACGACCGATTTTGTGGCTGGTGGCGTGTTCCGGGTCAATATGGGGGACGTGTTCCTGATCGATTGCAGGAACGAGCGGCTGTCATTCACAGACACCGTTCACGCTCTCAGGGCGATGTCCCTTCGATGGCCGAAGGCATACGATAAGCTGATCGAAGACCAGGCAAACGGCCCGGCTGTGGAGAACTCTCTGAGGGCAGAGATCCCGGGGCTTACTCTCGTTCACCCTATGGGGGGAAAGGAAGCCAGGGCAAACGCCGGATCGATCTACTTCAGCGGGGGGAAGTTCTTCTTACCTCACCCAGACATATACCCCTGGGTCTGGCCCTACATGAGCCAGCATGAGTCTTTCCCCCGGGGCGTCAATGATGATATGGTCGACATGACCAGTCAGGTTCTAGTGCGGCTGAAAACCCATGGGGCGCATTTCGCCGAAGCTATGCGGAAAATCCGGGGCGAAAAATGAGCATCGACGAAACGATCAAGCGCGTGGTTTCCTTCGCCCGGACTGTCTCGCGCGTTGATTCGTGGGAGAACCTCTGGACCGGGACCGGGACGGCAGGCGACAAAACCACGGCCGGGACTTACGCGGTAAGCAATCGGATCACGGATCCCGAACTCTCGGCCATGTATCACACGAGTGACACGGCAGCGACGATCGTTGATACCGTGCCCCAGGAAATGCTTCGGCAGGGCTTCGGCGTGACGTGCCCAGACCCCGTGGCAGCTGAGCGCGTGGCCGCCCAGGTCAAGGTCCTGGGCATTCTTGATCACGTTCGGGAGGGCATGATCTGGGGTCGATTGTTCGGCGGGGCAGTGCTCCTGATCGGGGCCGATGACGGGCAGGATCCCAGGCTGCCCTTGAATGAAGCCGGGATCAAAACGTTGACGTTCCTGGAGCTTTACGACCGTCGAAGGGCCCAGCCGGAAAGCTACTACGAAGATCCCAGATCCCCGAAGTTCGGAAGGCCGAAGGTC